TCGAACTTCAGCACGAAGTCAAACTGGTTCGCAATCTCGCTCAGGTTACTCGGCAGCACACCGCCAGCGATGCGCTCAATCTCGGCCTGCGGCATATACTGCAAACACAGCTGGAACGTCTGGCTGAATACCTTGTTCCAGATGCCCAGCCAGTTGTTCATGTTGGACTGCATGATGAGCTGCTGCTTCAGGGGGTTCACGTCAGGGTGAATGAGTCCGAAGTAGTTCGCGTGACGCGCCTCGGCTTGTTTGATTACCAGCATGGCCTCGTTCATGGATGCGGCAGGAGGCTGCAGGAACGTGTAGTCATCGCCAGCGGTCACAGACAGTTGCACTGCGGGGCCAATCTTGTTAATCATCCCGACCCGTTTCTTTACCAATATGGGCGGCAGCGTGGTGAGCGCAGTGCGGTCGCGCATGGAGTCGCACTGGGCCTTGATTTCCTCTTGGTCGGTGAATCCAATCTCGGGGATGCCACGGCACTCGACGATGGGACGGCGGAGACGCTCGCGGCGGTACTCCACGAACGGATACTCGCCGTGTGCGTAGTCCAGACGCTCGTGCTTGCCGTAGAGTTCGGAGCCGAGCAGCGGACAGAACACAGTGAAATAAATACCAGCGATGCCGTTCTTATCCAGCTGCCGTGCGTAGGCGTAGACGATTTCAATGAGGTGGTCATTACGCAGCGCACCGACAGGGTTTAGCGCGGTGGCAATCATGTTAGGATTATTGTACCAGCTCTGACGGCCCTGCGTGATGCACGCCTGTTCGACGAACTCCTTGTCCCATCCGTCGTTCTCGACCATGGAGCGAAGTTCGACCTCGGTGAAGTATTGCCTCCGGTAGATGACACGCGCACGCTGTAGGTCGATGGTCTCTGGAGGAAAGGCGACCTCATCGAACGGCTTCAACGCCGTGATGCACGGGAGGTTCTTCTGCACATACTCTTGGTCGTACTCTCCGACACCATCCTCGCGCAGACCCTTGATGAGATTCTTTGCGTCCTTGAGCGAGATGTCCTCCATCAGCGTGGTGACGATGCTCGCGGCCTGCTCCTCCATCTCGGGGTTCATTATCATCTGCGGCATGGATGCAATCACGGACTGCGGATTCTGCTGTGCCACCTGCTGGGCCATCTGGTTGACCTCCTCGATTGTAATCTTCTGCTTACGCACTCCGGTGCGTTGCTCCCACGCGACATGGGCCACGGCCCAGCCGTACTGCTGCCCGTAGTTGCACAGCAGCTCGGCCTCCTTGGATAATTCAGACTTCAACTTGTTGTCGCGCACCCACGTCATCAGGTTGGTAGCGACCGCAGACGATGCGGAGTCACCGACATCGACACCGGATACGCGAAGCGTGGAACGCTCGAAGCCAGTGGTCATGGTGGACACAATCTCGTTGATGGTAGAGTCGATGATGCGGATGCGTACATCGGACGCGCCGTCAAATGGAAATGCAGACTGGCCGTCTGGAAGGTTCTCGCTCCACTTCTTGCCGTCATCGGACTGGCCAGACCACTTGGCGTATCGCACGGAGTCATTGCCCTGAAGCCGAGTGACGTTATTGCCAGTGTAGAGCGAACGCTGGAACTCCGTGTTCAGGTACTGGACATCCGGCTCGTCTGCGGCGAATACGAGTTGGTCGGTGTTCGCGTTGTTATTTTTATAGCTGTAGTTAGACATATTTTTTTTCTTCAAGTGTTAGACCGCAATGTTTTAGTACCTCGTCCCGATAGAAACGATGTAGACCTCCAGTCGTTGTGTAGGTTGATAGCACACCTTTCTTCCTGAGCAAGTCAAATTGCCTATCGGATAGTCCGGTGAGCCTGCTTGCCTGCTTGCGATTGATGAGTGGTGGATATTCTTGTGGTTGCATTAGTATGAGCCTCCGCCTGTTGATTTGAATGCGTCCTTCGAGTAGTGCTGCGGCGACATCACCGCGAGGTATCGCAGGCAGTCGATTGGGTCTTTGGACGCGCCCTTGTCACCATCCGCTCCAGTCCATTCCTTCATGGAGTAAATTAAATTCTGGCAGTCCGAGGATATGTACAGGTGCGGCTCGTTCACCGCCGTGATTGGCTGGTTCTGGTCGTAGGCGAGCCAGTCGTTAATCATGCTGATGCCATCCTCGAGTCGCAGGCCAGCCGCAGGCTCAAAGCGCATCCCAGTGTCGTTCGCGTCGTTCGAGTTGTCATCCTCCAGCAGGTCGATGAGACTCGTCCCACCATCGCGGCCTGCTGCCTGTGTGCCGCCTGCGCGTGGGTCGATGTATCGCTCGAACATCTTCTCCTTGCCCTCAAGTGACCTGATGAGTTCGCGGTACGCTGAGATTCCTCGGCCCGCACCATTGCGCTGGCCAATGCCAATCTTTCCGTCTGCCTTGTCTCCAGCGAGAGACCACTCGCCGACAGTCTCGTCGGGCCATTCGCGGTAGATGTACTTGCGGCCCTTGTCATCGACGCGCATCCAGAGCATGAACCAATTACGCGCACCAGCCGGGTCTACCACCATGTAGTTAGTGCCGTCCTTCGGAATCTTTGATGGCTCAAGCACATTATGTTCGCCAAACATAGGAAACTGATTTCCGGTGAGCGACTCGGCCCAGCCGTACGCACGGATTTTTGTCTCGTACGCACCGCGGCCCTTCAGCGCGGACTTCATCGCGTCCCAGTCGTTGTACGGATTCAACTCGGAATGGAACCACATGACCGATGCCTTGCGTCCGTGACACTTGCCGATGTACGGCATAGTTCCCTTCGGGGTTCCTGTGACGTTGATAGTATCAGGCAGCAGCGTGGACTTCATCACCTTCTGCACCTTGATGCCGGAGACGTATTCTTTCACGACAGGAGTGTATCCGGTGACCGGAGTGAACGTGACCAGCAGCGCACCATTGCGGGTGACGAGACGATACCTGAGCGTGTCAATCCAATCGACCGGAACCAATTCGTCGCACCAGATTAGGTCGCACTCTCCACCCTCAATGACCTTCTTGTCCTGTGCGTAGTTCATGAACCAGCACTGGCTCTTATTCGGCAGCACAAAGGTATTGTCGGAGAATCCATTCTTTTGCGTGTAGCCTACGTTTGTGATTTTAGTCTTGCGTGCAGTGCGGAACTCCGGTGGCAGGTACTTGTACACGACGTTCTGCTGCATCTGGATTGAAGACTGGTTTGTAGTGTGCAGACACCAGACGCGAGCCTCTGGCTTGGATGCGAGCAGCTGGCACACACGCTTCGCTGCGTACTCGGTCTTGCCTGCGCGGTTCCCTCCGTTGATGAGAAGGTCGTGGCTGTCGAGCAACAACTTGTCGGCATCCTTCCACGTCGGTGGCTCGTAGCCGTGTCGGTATGCGTCAATCTTCTCGGCGCGTATCTTGTCCTCGCGCAGCTGCAGTCGGCGTGCGGCCTCGTCTGGGCCGACCTCGGTGACGAGTGCCTTAATCTCATCCAGTGTCGGAGCGACCATCACCGGATGCGGAGTTGGTGCGAAGTCTACCATCTCCCAGCGGCCCGAGGTGAGCGTGCGATGACGAGCGCGTTCCCATACTCGCGCACTGGGATGACCATGCCGATTTGCATAAGCCTAGAATCACGGACACGGCAGGCCTTGCGTACGCCACCAAAGTCGACTTCGACCACTCCGAGGTTCGTCGTTTTTTTGATGACTGTGGCCTCGTCCTTTGTCCACCACGGAGGACGGCCATGCTTGAGTATCATCGCGTTCGCGGCGACGTTTGGTGTCAGCACCGCCTTCACTCCATTCGATGCTTCCACGGGCACTACAGGAGGCACTACGCCCTGTCCGATGCGCGACCTGATGGTCAGCGCGGCGTGGTCGGTCATGCAGATGGTAGCTGGCCGTCCGACCTTGTCCCAGTCGGTTCCCTTTACCAGCCCAGCGGCATCGCGCACGGCCTGCACCTCCTTGCGGCCAATGCCAAGTTCCCGTGTCAGGTCAATCTCGCGAACAGTAAATTTCATGTCATGCATATGTACAGTTAGTACAACTTATGACAACTTGCAACAAGTGGACACAAAAAAAGCCAGCAGCTTTTTAAGGCTACTGGCTTCGTGTCGGGACGTTCAGTCCCACTTTGAATCTTCCTCGGCGTGATACGCCACTCGGTACTGGTCAATCTCGGTCGCGGTCATGTCCTGCTCCTCTACCCGAGTGATTGTAGTGGCCGTGTGGATGTACTTGTGGGGCTTGCAATAGCGGCGGTAGTATCGGTCTGCTGAACCCCTGTCTGCTGGTGAGCCATGTGTATTTGTCATGTCAGTATTGTCTCAGTTTCGGTGTTGCATTGCAATTCTAATCGCGATGAGTTTTTGTAACGTCCGAGACGTACGGGGTCAGCTTGGCCTTGCGTGCGGCAGCGGCAATCTTGCTGATGCTTTGGTAGTACTCAGCAGTGCCTCGCACCTTTGTCGCGCCCTTGGACTGCCCACCCTTGCGGCCAATCTCGGCCATGTATTTTGATATATTAGATTTCATAATGTATATGATGAGGGTTAGTTACTTCCCCTCGGTTGGTTTAATTTAACGCAATCTTAATGGCCTCACTGGTCGGCATCTGGTGGGCCAGCTCGTACGCCATTGGCAGCTTACCCTGTCCAGCGAGTTCGCAGATGTCCCACATCTGACGATTGATTTTCAATGCCTTGTCCATCCCAGTGATGCGGCGTGTGACCCTGTTGCCCATGCCGCGCACCACATTCTCCTGTGTGCGGTTGAACACGTTCCACAGGTTGTCCTGCACGTCCTCGGCACGTTTTGAGTAGCCACCTACCGCTCCACCAATCATCAGGTTCACGTCATTGACCTTGGTGTCCTTGCGAAGTGACTGGGCCATGCGTCCGAACATCGTGACCTGCTCGGTCGGAACCGACATCTGCTGCCACTGCTCAATCTTGCTGTGCAGCTTCGGGAACTCGTCGCTGATGCCCTGCACTGCGTCGGACAGCTTCCGGTTCATCGCGAACGGGTCTCCGATGTGATTGATGCGGATGGAGGAGATGCTCATGCCGACCACCAGTCCGTTCGCACAGGCCGCTCTCCAGATGCCAGCCATGAAGCGGAATGAACTGCTGCTGTCGTTTCCGTTCTGTGCGATGACCTCGCAGCGGTGGCCGTCAATCGGCTGCAAGTCCGGATGCGAGATGCGGAGCAGGTGCTTCGTGTACGGGGCGCGGTCTAGGTTGGCGTTCCGGATTTTCTTCACCGAGTAGTCGGTGATGTTCCAGCCAGCGTCGAGCAGCGGCTTGATGGCTCGGGCCGTGGATATCGGAGCGAACTGCTCGGATGTGGTGGAGATGTAACGTGACTCGGTGGTGAAGCAGGCGGGTAATGTTTCGATGTTCATATTGTTGTCTTTTGTTTTGTTGTTATTGGATGTTAATTTGGTCGTTTACTGTTTGTTGCAAGTCCCAGATTTCGCTGTAGATGCTATTTATTGCTTCAATGTATTCTTTTGATTCATTTTCGGCTTCCGCTTTCTCAATTTTTTCAGACCAGTGGACGAATGCGGAATTGAATACGACACCGAGTGTTTCGATTTGTTTTTTTGTTAGGTTCATTTTGAAAGTGGGGTTAGTAACTTCCCCCCTGTTGATTTTTAGATTGCTTGAACGTGTTCAGCGATTGCCGCAAAGTACTCCCTAGCGGCCCGGATGGCCATCAGGTGTACGTCTCGCTCGGCTACGGCCTTCTCCCACGCACCAGCCACCGGATAGTAGTCGCGGGAGTGGAACTCCATGCTGCGGATTACTTTTTCGGCATCGTACAGCGCGAGGTTGGCGTTTGAGTTATCTTCCAGCAGCGTCAGTGCTGATGTTCCGTTCATGTGGACAATTGGCATTTGCATAATATTAATTCCAGCAGAGTCCTTCGCAGAGTTGCAGTTTTTGTTCTTGGTCAGTGGATATAAACGTGTAGCCATATGTTGTTTGTTTTTTGTAGGAGCTTAATTGCTCCAGTCTGCTTCCTCGTAAGGAGGCAGAGTGGAAAAATTACATGAAACAGATTTCTGGAACAATCTTGCAGGCGGATGCAACTTGATTACGCATTTTTTTGGGAACAAATGCATTCGTAAATTTCATTACTTTTTTTGTTAGCGTCACCATTTGAAACGGACAGTCGGACATCATCGAGAAAAACGGCTGAAATTTACTAACCATTTTAATGCCGTCCGATGTGGTGTACACAGTGTATATATCCTTGCCGATTACGATTGCCATCTTCGTGCCAGTGTAATACCTGCATCCCCTGTCGAGTTCTTTGATTTTTTCAATTGCGAGACACTCATTGTAGCTCAGGTCGGGCTTTGCTGCGGCGACTGCTGCGGCCAGCGTGTCAAACGTGTTTGATTCGGTGAGTTGGATTTCAATGTTTGTCATATTGTAGCAC